CTGAGGAGCTATGAATATGCTTCTTCGAATGAGCAAGTCGAGAGACGCGCTCCTCCCACGATTCCTTGTAGTTGTCAATAACTGACCGCTTAAAGGAAAGGTAGGAAGAGATCAAACGTGCTACAGATATCCACCATTGAGGGATATACTTATAGAGCACGGCGACCGCCTCATATTTAGAGACGGGCGCGTCCTTATATTGGATTCCAATATGTTGCCAACTCCCTAGAATATCTAATCCGGCTAGCAACCGAATATAGATATACGTAAGGGGACCTTCTTCGATCTTTAACCATCTCTTAGAGATGGAGGGATAGAGAAGGCAGGCCAAGACTTCCTCAAATCCAACGGGGAGAAAACCTCGTGAGAAACTCTCAAGGCCTCTCTTCAGCTGGAGAGGGGTCGACACACAGTGTCGGAAAGCTTTACTAAGAAATGCGGGATCTTTCAAAGAAAGAAAACCCTTATCAATTAGACGAGCTAAGGCTTCTGCTCGAGCTGACGAGTTCGAGACAGCCATCTCCTCGCGAATCTGGATAGGAGAATAGTTTGTAGTTTTGATAATAACTTGATTAGCAAAATTAACTAAACTATCCTTACCTGGACTGGCGAGGGATGTAATACCTTTGTTGTTGATAGGTACAGAAAAGTCCTTGCAGACTTCTACGTAGCTAACAGCAACTTCCGACCCTGCAATGCTGACATCATCACCCAATACCACATACGCCTGGTAGGGAAACTTATCTACTCGGTAAGCAGCTAGCTGTACTAACCAATGGTGAGTGATAGCTAATGCTGACCAAGAAGAAAGAGCCCCTATAGGCTGACCCCGGGAGTACCGAAACTTATCACCATCATGGTGATAATCTCGATCAACCAAAAGGTTAGCCCATAAAGGGGCCAAATCTCCCCACCCTAATGCGAGAATGTTCTCAGTCAACTCCAACGGAATTAAATCCGTAGCAGAAGATAAATCGAAACTATAAATAGATTCGGTAGAGTACTTCTCCGCAAAGGCGGACAAAACTCCAGTTTGGTCAAAGGTAGCATCCGAAGTCAAATTGCGAAGTAAATTAAACATCCAATCATGTACTGGCTTTAGTACTGATTGAGTGAAAAGATCTACGATAGCAAAGACTCGGACCTTTCCAGCAGGCTCGTACTTCAGGGATAATCTCCCCAAAATAGGAGTTTGCTGAACCGAGGCCTGGATACGACGAGATCTAT